GCTACACACCACCGACGGTTTCGGATGTGATGGATGCTATGGATGACGTCATAGAAGCAAGAGCAGCGCTGCCTGGCCAACGTGTGACGGTCCAGACAGAACTTGGCGATGTCGTAATTCCAGAGGCCGAGATGACGTCTGTTACGGGCACGCTGGATGGCCCGCAACAAACCATCACAAACCGAGGTATCGAGTTCTTCAAGATTAAGTCGCCCGACATGCTGGGATCGGCGCAGTGGCAAGTCATCCGAAACGGCCGAACGACACGGGTGGACATGCTGCACCAGCGCTGGCTTGATGACTACCATGCCCGCAAGTACAGCCTGCTCCCGGGGGACAGCCTGAAGTGCTCCTACGAAGAGGCCATCACCTATGACGCCATCGGAAATGAGATCGAGCGCAAGGTGTCAATCATCGAGGTGATGGAGGTCATTTCGCCTCCCCAGCAGGTTTCTCTGCTTCCGCCTACATAGCAGCCCCACTCCACCCAGCCCGCCTCATGCGGGCTTTTTTTGCGCCTGCACTTTTCTTGACGCCCTGCAGATTTGCCGATGACCTGCGGCTTTTCGGATGACCTGCACCTCCTGCGGCCAAGCGCCCTCCCCCACACATCCATCTTTGCAATGCCCCTGACGGCTGTCGGGTGGTGTGACCATCCATAGTGGATCACTATCGGTAACCACCATAGGATTCAAACGATTGTTCCCATTTTATGGGTTTACCCATTTACAAGGCTTATGGGTTTTCCCATAATTCTCCCCAAGCGCTACCCCAGCGCGACAACAGGAGAAGGACGATGGTCTGGCACAACGACGAAAGCGGCTACTACGCCGCAGTGCGCGATGGCTTAGCTGCCCACGCGTTCCGCTGGCACAAGTCATGCCGCCCTGGCATCTACGACGTCAACACCCAAAAGAACGTTCTCGATGAAGGCAAGCCGGCCAAGCTGGTGCGCAACTTCGATGCGGTGGTAGACGACTTCGGTACGTTGGTCGAGGTGCTGGCATGAGCACCACAACAAAGAAGTACGAATTCGTCCCCGGTGACGAAATCGTGATCGCACCAGGCCGCACCGTGAAGCGGATTCGTGCGCTGGTCGCTATCGCTGCACTTGGCATTACGCCGGGCACGCTGGGCGGCTACGTGGAGGCCGAGAGCAACCTTTCGCAGGTGTCCGGCAATGCGTGGGTGTACGGCAATGCGCGGGTGTCCGGCAATGCGCGGGTGTCCGGCGATGCGCAGGTGTCCGGCAATGCGTGGGTGTACGGCAATGCGTGGGTGTACGGCAATGCGCGGGTGTACGGCAATGCGCGGGTGTCCGGCGATGCGCAGGTGTCCGGCAATGCGCAGGTGTCCGGCGATGGCCTGATCTTCTGGGCCTCCAAGGTCGGCTCCGAGAACGGCACGCTGACTGTCTACAACACAAAAGACAACACGCTTCAGGTCACGCGCGGCTGCTTCATCGGCTCCGTTGACGAGTTCCTGGCGGCCTCCGAAAAGAAGCACGACGAAGACACGCATCTGGAATACCGGCTGTTGATCGAGGTCGCGCACTCGCGCATCACGCGTGCACGGGCGAAGCTGGGGAGCGCGCAATGAACCGCCCCACCCTCCCCGCACCCGTCAATGGTGACTTCGACATCGAAATACCTGACGGCACCGAGGTGCGCGAGCTCCCGGAAGGCGAAGCCGTCGTCTCGCTGATCACGGACTTCGGTGTTCTCGACACGAGTCCCGCTCCACTGGAGCCGCACCGCCCGGTGGTGACGATGGCAGAGCAGCGCCGTATTGCTCTGTCGGCTCACCCGGAAGCGCGGCTGTCGCCCGAAGCGCGCCGTGACCTCGTCCGCCAGATCAACGAAGTGAAGACCGACAGCCTCGGTCTCTGGGGGTAGGCCATGCGCACGTGTGACGAACTGGCTGTGTGCCAGGCACTGAACCCCAGCTGCAAAGGCTGCAAGCCCTCGGAAGGCATGCGCACGGCCAACCTGATCCTGTCCAACCAGCCCGAGTCAGTGGACGAAGTCTTCCGATACAGCCGGACGCTCGAAGAAGCCTTCGGCCCCGGCCACCGCTACCTGTCTCCCGAGCACGACCAGATTCCCGAGCCTGACAGCCGGGTCATGAAGGCCGGGCTCGCCGCTTTCGCTGCGCTGATCGCCTTTGCTGGCGCCGGCCTCCTCCCCTCCTGATTTCAACCAACCCGAAGAACCATGAAACACATCTTTGCCCTCGCCATTCTCGCCACCGCCTGCACCGCCGCCCTTGCGAAAGATCCGGCTCCGAAGCCTGAACCCGCGAAACCCGCCACGGTTTCGGAAGCCCAAGCGCAGGCCATCGCTGCAGCTGTCGCGCTCGCCGTCCAGAAGCAGATGCAAGAGCAGTACCAATACCAGTCGGCGCTTGCCTACGGCGGCTCGTCCAGCGTCAACGTCGCCGCGCCAGGTCGCATCCCTGTCGCCACTGCAACGGCCCCGGGCCTGACTTCGAGCGGCGCTAGCGACATCAACGGAACGTGTTTCGGCTCGTCGTCGGGCGGAGTCCAGGCCCCCGGCCTTGGCGTGTCCATCGGCAGCACGTGGCAGGACAACGGGTGCGACGCCCGCTATGACGCAGCCGCCCTGCGCTCTGCCGGTAAGCACGCGGCTGCCGATGCCCGCCTTTGCATGAAGGCTGAAATCCGCGAGGCCATGGAGGTTGCCGGCACGCCCTGCGCAGTCAAGAAGGCCGTGCAATCCTCGCCCACTCAAAACGCCGACTACACGGGGGACGACCCCATCGTGAAGGCGCGCCTTGGCATCAAGGAGTGAACGCCATGCGCTGCAAAACCTTCGCATGCGGCTACCCCTCAGGCGAATGCCAGGGCTCCTGCCACAAGGTGGACACCACCTTCATCGACCGACGCCGTGAAGCCGTGGCGATCAAGGGCCGGGTCGAGCAGCGCACCGAGCACCAGATCGAGCCCGCGCCAGAGATCAGCCGGGCGCGCCTGGCGATGAACACCTACCAGCTGTACCGCCGCGCTGGCTGCGGCTTCCGCGAATCCGTCCGCAATGGCTGGCGTGCTCTGCGCCAGCGTTCTTGAACACCGAGGTTTCCATGAACGCACTTGTCCCATTCCAAGAGTTGCAAGGCATGGCTGACGCCGTCGCGCGGTCCGGCCTGTTCGGCATGAAGACCGTCGAGCAAGCCACCGCTCTGATGCTGGTCGCCCAGGCCGAAGGTCAGCACCCCGCAACGATCACGCAGGACTACGACATCATCCAAGGCCGCGCGGCTCGCAAGACGCACAGCGTTCTCGCCCGCTTCCAGGCCATGGGCGGCACGGTCGAATGGCATGAGCTCACGGACGCGACGGCAGACGCCACTTTCAAGCACAAGGCCGGCGGCGCGCTGCGAATGACCTGGACCTTTGAGCAAGCCAAGAAGGCAGGGCTTACCGGCAAGGACAACTGGAAGAACTACCCGCGCGCCATGCTGCGCGCCCGGTGTATTGCAGAGGGAGTGCGCGCTGTGTACCCCGCAGCCATTGGCGGCATGCCTGTGAGCGAAGAAGCGCAAGACCTCCCGATCGGCGATTCCGGTCCGAAGACGATCGACCCGGCCACGGGCGAGATCAAGGCAACCACACCGGCCAGGCCTGAACTGCAGCCATACCCACAGGAGCAGTTCGACAACAACCTGGCCGCTTGGCGCACCGTCGTGGAGTCTGGCCGAAAAACACCGGAGCAGCTGATCGCCATGGTTTCGGCCAAAGGCGTTCTCTCGGCCGCACAGAGGCAGGCCATCCACAAGCTCGTTCCGCTCGAAGCGACCACCGCCGCAGAGCAAGAGGCCCAGGACCAATTCGTCCGCGACATGGCCTGACCAAACACACCGAGGAATCACGATGAAGACGCACGACTTCCAACAGGGCTCGCCCGAGTGGCTTGCCCACCGCGCCACCCACTTCAATGCCAGCGATGCGCCGGCAATGATGGGCTGCAGCCCATACGAGACGCGCACCGAACTGATGACGCGCCTGAAGACCGGTATTGCAAAGACTGTCGACGCCGCCACCCAGCGCCGGTTTGACGATGGGCACCGTTTCGAAGCCTTGGCCCGCCCGCTCGCCGAGAAGATCATCGGGGAGGAGCTCTATCCGGTCACCGGAAGCGAAGGTCGCTTGTCGGCCAGCTTCGACGGCCTGACGTTGATGGAGGACGTGGCGTTCGAGCACAAGACGCTCAATCAGGAATTGCGCGAATGCCTGGAAGGAACGGACGAGGCACCGCGCCTCCCCACGCAGTACCGCGTCCAGATGGAACAGCAGCTCATGGTCTGCGGCGGCGAGCGCGTGATGTTTATGGCGACCAAGTGGGATGGCGACAACCTGATCGAGGAACGCCACTGTTGGTACACGTCCGACCCCGCCCTGCGCGCGCAGATCGTGGCCGGCTGGAAGCAACTCGAGGACGAGCTCGCGACCTTCACGCCGCCCGCCG